TTTGTCTGGGCCTAATTCGATTAGATCACCAGCTACGAACTGAGTGGAGAAGGCGGTACCATTACCAGAAAGCGCGGTTGTTTGTGTAGTAATAGCAACGTTGCCTGCTACACCATTTGACCATGCTGTAGCACTAGCACAAACTGAAACCTTTAATGAGTTTCCTAGTTCTCCAGGATACTTAGCTACCCATTCGCCAACACCTGTAATACCAGTAGAATAATTATCATCGTAATCGTCTTCGTTCTTAATAACTGTATTAATGGTATTAGCAGCATTAGTTTGAGCATTTCTTGCGGCCGTAGCTAGTGAAGAAATACCAGTCTGTACTACACGAACGGTCTGAAGTGCATTTGAATATGAAAGAAAGTTAGTAGCGGTAAAGAAATCATCCGCAGTATTTGAATTAGGCTTATTGAAATTATTAACTAGATCATTTTCGCTTGTGATTAGAACTCTCTTGTCTACTGGTCCCCACACAAAATGTCCCGCGAGTCCAGCAGATGTGGTATCGACGGCAGGTACCGTTGTAGTAAGATCAATCTCACTTACATTAACGCCTGGAGATACTTGAAAACCCATGTTGTTTAACTCCTTAAGTTATATATTCCGACTATCATTTAGTATTATTTATAAAATAACTATTTTAACTAAGTTAATAAGACTAAATATAAACATGAAACATACAGAAGAAACAAAGATTAAACTACGAGATATTCGAATCGGCAAAAAATACTCGGCCGAAACGAAGACCAAGATGAGCGATTCTCATAAAGGTAAATTACATTCAGAAGAAACCAAAAAGAAAATTAGTGATACTATGAAACGTAAAAAATCAACTGCAAGTATGATTGATCCGTGGTCTCTATATATTACCAAGTAGAAAGAGGAGGTTTGTAATCATGTAAACTATATGGATCAGCAACTTCATTTTCAGTATCATTTACTGCATCATACTTGAAACCAAATGGTAATAAATCAGCCTCTATCATATTTTCTTTGTCTTTTAATATTCTCTCTCGTATATCAGAATTCGTTAAATCTTTAAAATACGGTTGACGAATTAACCATGAAAACAATACTAAACACATTACTAAGTCATCATGATACCCTTCATCGGCTTGATATGAATCTTTCTTATTAATAAAATTAGACATCTCTTCTATGATGTCAAAGTCTTCTATTATAATTTTATTATTTTCAATCAAGTCCTTTAATGTAGAACAACCAATACGTTTTACTTGTTTTGTAGTTCTTACACCTAATTGTCTATTAGAACTAAACCCACCACCAATTACTTGGCCAGCACGACCCTTAACATTAGTTACAAATATATTTTCATATTCTAAATCATTAGCTAGAATATTAGCTATTTGTTCACCAATATCATTGATTTCAACTAATATAAATGCTTCATTATAATTAGTAGCTACATTATAAATCAACTCTGGATATAGTAAAGGTGATATTAATGAGTCTTTAAACTTAGCTACTACACGATACGGTACTGTAGTGATATCTACAACTACAAAGGCGGAATTATCTAATCCAACACCTCTAGCTGTATCGACAGTCACGACATATTGATGATCAGGATTAATTTCTCCATATTGATCAAATCCATTCTTTTGGAATGTAGGATTAATAAAGGCTAAGTTTCTTAATATATTAACATTGACTAGTGTATTAGTACTTCCTAAGAATTCACAAGCAAACTCTTGATTAAAATCTTCTTCACTAGTGTTGGCTACTTGTTGAATTTTCCAATCACTATCACGACCCGGTGTTTCCCACCAATCAACCGCTAAAGTTTTAAAATTACTTCTTTGTTCTTCAGCTTCTACCCACATCTTATAGAAATGATTCATGCCTTTAGGTGTAGAAACAATAATCATTTTAGTTTCTTGGCCAGATGATATAGTAGGATAAACTGATTTGAAGAAATCGTTAGCTATGTTATGTTGGACGAAAGCAAACTCGTCTAGGAACACTAGAGAGAAAGATTGACCACGGGCCGCTGAACCTGTTGTAGATGTAGCTAATATCTTAGAGCCATTCTCTAATTCAATAGAACCTTTATTCCAAGTTGTGATACCCTGTTGTAACCATAAGGGTAGGTTCTCATATGCTTTCTTCAATCTATCTAGTAATTCTCGGGCTAGTTCTGCTTTATTTGCTAGAAGTGCTACGTTTTTAGATTCGTTAAAAAGAATATAGTGTAGAATAAAACTTATAACGGCAGTAGATTTGCCTGATTGTCTAGGCATTTTGGTGATAACAAATCTTTCATCATTAAATTTGTTTATCATCTCTTCTTGATATTCATATAGATCGAAAGGAATTAATCCTTTATCCACATGAATAATCTTCATATAATTCTTCACAAAATAGATAGGGTCTTTAGCACATTTGATATACTCTTCGACTTGTTCTTTTGTAAATTCAATATTAATCCCTATCTTTTTCAGATTAGGATTACTGAGATAAGCATCTGACATTTATTTTAACCATATATTATTATAATTTTCTTCTGAAATAAAATCACATATCATATGGATTCTAGATTCATTACCTTTATAATTAACTTCATGAATCTTTAGATTGTTAAATTCAAAGATATCGTTTTTTCTTATATTTAATTTTTCATTATTAACCAAGAAATTTAATTTTGAATAATCACCTTCTATACACCAATGAACTCTATGACATATTGTAAAATTCTCTGTGCCATCATGATGAGAAGGAATAGATTCTCGATTTTCTAGTTTGGCTAATAATGCTCTTGTATATAAAAAATTACCAGAATAAAAATAATCAAATAAATGTTTAATAATACACAATTCTTCTGAAAATAAAGCACAATTTTCATCATGAGATACTATATCTGAACCAATATTATCTCCTGAAAAAATTAAAGGAATTGATTTGGTTTTTTCATGTACTGTATAGGTATCTTGACGATGTGTCCATTCATTCCAATTAACTTTTTGTAATTTTTCTTTTATTTTAGTAGAATCTAGAGTACCTATCATATCATAATTTTTTTTAATATCCATTATAAATTTCCTTAGTATCTTTTTTTATAAACTGATGCATCTCTTAGAACGTGTAATTTATCATTCCCCATCAATTTATCTAGATATTTAGTATCTATTGAGGGATTTTTTAAATCGTATGAGTAAGGTTTTAAGCCTAGTTCTATTTCTATATATTTCAACATTTCTTCAGTTTTATTACACCAATCATTATATTCTATAAAAACAATATTATCTGGATTATTTTCTATATAATGTTGCTGGTTTAGATATACTTTATTTAAAAGATTAATACTATTATCTAAGTTATCGATATGAGCCAGTTCACCTTTAAGACCTTGTTTTAGAACTCTTTTATAAGATTCTACTATATCATCGTAACTTCTATGTATATAAATTACAGGAAGTTTTTTATTATATAAATCTTCATACATATTACGATTTTCTGGTACAATCCACATCCAATGTTTATCAATAATATATTTTCTATCTGTCAATTCTTTAAAAAAAGTGTCAATTACTCCTAAACAGTATTTTTTTTTAATATTTTTATATTCTAAAATATGGAGTTTATTATATTCAGGTTCATCCCAAAATTTATAGTTTCTCCATAATAATTCAATAAAAGGTGATACAAAAGGCATATACACATCTGGCCTTTGATTTAATAGTGCGTTCAATAGAGTAGATCCACTTCTAGGTGTACTAGAATATCCTGAAATTATCATTATAAATTATATTTCCTTTATATTATTCTACTGTTATCCAGCCTTTAGTATTATCTGATTGATATAAATCTTCATTCCATATTATTGGTTTTTTTTCTACACGCACCGGTGTATCTAACGGTGCTTTCCATTGACAAGTACTATCATTTAATATCCATGAAGCATACGGTTTTGATAGATAAAAAGCATCTTTAGATGAATCATAAATCATATCTGTACTAGCTAAATTTTTTCTAATACTATTGCTAGTTTCTATATATGTACCTTCTTGAGTATCAATAAACCCTGCTTCTAAACCGTTGTCATCTATTACATTCGTAACAATATTGTCTTCTATTTTAGCCCACAGAGTCATTTGTTATATCCTTTTTCTAACTAAATGTAACGGTTTGACTAGTATCAGATGTGGCTGTAACTTTCTTTAATAATTCACCACCATAGCCTGCGGGTACAACTGCGTGAGTTACTCCAGGAGAAAAAGTACTAGTTACAGCCGGAGGAGTTGAAAACATTACAATACCAGATCCGCCAGCGGCGCCGACGCCGACGTTCGAGCCGCCAGCACCACCACCACCACCAGTATTAACGGTTCCTACCGTTCCGGAAACTCTGGCACCAGGGGGCTCTGAAGGCGGTTGGCCGCCGTCTCCGCCACCGCCATTACCAACGCCAAATTCGGACGTATATCCACCTTGCCCGCCACCACCACCGCCGCCACGCACTACACTATCAAAATGAGATGTTTTACCTGCACCTCCATCACCA